TATACGCCTTGTTTGTACGTGACATGAAGCCACTGTCCGGTTTTTTGGTACTTTTTTATAATATTGTTAATTTCGCACTGAGCGGCGAATTGTTGTTGGGTTTTAGTTGGAAGATTATTGATCGTTTGAATACGGACACGTTCGTTACCGTTGCGATCGATTGTAGTTGTTCTGTGTTTCATTGATTTTCTCCTTTTAGGGTAAAATATTCATACGAGTGTCTTCAGGGAGACCCTTGTATTTTTTGTTATCGTTTTTGTTATGGAACGTCTTAGATGCTCCCGCCTTGAAGGAGTCCATAATAGATTTTCCTCCTTTGCGGATAGCATCATAGATCATATTTTTCATATCAGCTTCAGGGATTCCTTTTGTGGCGACTTTAGCTTCGATATCCGTTTTGCGTTTTTGCGATTGGGATAACAGGCTTTGGTCGCCAAGAAGTTTAGTCTGAGCTGCCGTTTGTTTATTGGCCAAGTATTGGCCTTTTATTTCCGCTAAATAGCGTAGCGCGTTTTCGTCTTTTGAAGCCCCGAGGGAGGCAGACGAGCCTCCCGCGGATGCTCCGGATCCGGATTGCCCGGAAGGGGAGGAAGCGCCAGAGCCCATCGCCGAGAGAATGGGATTAAGACCTGCCGCCCGAAGGTCGGCAACCTGGCGCTGATGAGCGGTAGAGGACATACGTTCAGTAAAAGAATTGGCGGCTTGGGCTTGAGAGGCTTGAAAGGCCATTTGTTTATCGGCAGAAGCCTGTTGGAATTCACGATTCCGTTGGGCGTCTTGCAAAGAAAGAGCGTTGGTAGAGTCTTGCATTTCGCGGTTAGCTTGGTTCGTTTCTCTTTGGCCTTGATAGCCGAGAACCGGACCGAGCACGCTACCTATCAAATCGCCAAACATTAGAACCGTCCTAACGTAGCCGGTACTGAGTAGACTGGCATTGGTCGGGCATGTTTATAGGAGAAGTATGCATCGAATAGCAGATGAGGTTCAGAGGAAACGGCAATGGCCCTGTCGATAGGGGTGTTTTGAACGATGAAGGCGGCGTTGAGAGCGGGGAGGGATCCAAATTCTTCGGCGAGATGCCATTGGTCGAGTGAAGTTGCATAAGTGGAACGAAACTCACCATGAATCTCCGAAGGCTTGTAGCGATACTCCGCGTACCTCTCCTGGTACCCGAATACATCAGTATCGGCCGACGTTCCTTGGACATAGATTTCTTTGTTGAGGATAGCTTGTTCTCCGAGTTCGGCGAGCTTGGGCCAGTAAAAGTCATAACGTGTACTCCTTAGCCACATTTTATTAATGCCTTGTTGATAGGTCAGGTCAGCTCGTGCGCAGGCCAGTCCGATAACGTAGCCGTGTTCGACGAAGCTCTTAGAGAAGCCGACAGCACCGCCAGAGGTGCTCGATGTTGCGAATGAAGCAAGCTGTCCGAGAGCGTTAGATCCGGACGTAATGGCCGTTTGCGCAACCGGATGGGCATTGATTTTAGAGGTTCCGCCACCCAGGAACTCAGCGCGTTGCAGGCGGAAGTCTGGGATGGTGACATTAAAGTGGGCTCGAACGACTTCGACATAGCGGGTGCCTCCACGGGCGTCGAGCTCGAAGAGTGCCTGCATAGAGAAGGCTTCTCGGAGCTGGTTGATGGTAGCAGCAGCAGCATCGGAGAGGTCAGCGATAAGGCCTGATTTGGTTGAGTCAGTAGACCAACGAGCGGCTTCGGTTCCACCGAGCCAGCCGTCTAACACGACGTTTCCGGGGTTACCGGTCTGAATGTACATAAGGCGATCTGTAGTTGCTCCGGTGCCGTGGACTTGAACCGAGCTACCGTTGCCTATAACGGGCGCTGTGGTTCCGAGGGGTAGGGAGACGGCATCGCCTTTTTGGGGCCATGGCAGGGCGCTGGTGAAGTAATCGTGGCGTTTGCCGCGTTTAAGTAGAGCGAAGTCACCAGGTACGTCAGGACCGTCGTCCGTGGGTAGGGTGACCGAGTCTTGAAGGTTTTGATCGCGGAACCAGTCGTTCCAGATTTTAATATAAGCGCGTAGCGGCAAGGTATTGGGAACGGTATAGCCAGTAGCGATATCGGTAGGGAGTCCCATTTTATCGAAGATAGATCCGACTTCAGGGCCGCCGGCGGTCATAGTCATGGCGGGAAGAATATAGTCGGTTGAGTCTCCAGGATCAGTTTGTTGTCCGTTCATTTTTTCCCAGTTGTCCCAAACCAGACGGTTGGGAACGAAGAAAAAGAAGTAATCGACGAACATGTTGTCCATGATCGGGACTTTTTGAGTTGCGAGGCGTGCGAACGTATTAACGTCGACGCGAGCGGTATCGCCGGGGAGCATTTCGTCCACGAAGATAGGGACGAGATAGTCGAAATCGAAGGTGTCTTTAATAGTAAAAGACCTATCGAATTGAGATCTTTGGATTTTTACATCCGGGATCTGGGCGAAGCTATGTTGCGAGTTACGAGAACCTAGCATGAGTACTCCTGGGTTAGAGCTTCAGAGAATCCTGAAGCAGTTTAAATTTGGATTTAAGAATTACAGTTTTGGCGTAAGCGGGGGTTGTCTGAGGTCCGCGGTAAATTCCAGTTGAATTTCTTTTATGGTTGGTTTGCGCCTGATGATTGTTTTCTTTGATTGCTCGGGAGATCGCGTGTTCGCTTTTTTGGACTTTAACGTTAAAGACATATTTCAGGTACTCCTCGGGGTGGTTTTCTTTAAACCATTTTTCATAGTACCGAGGTATAGAGCAAGTGTTTCCGTCGTCAAGGACGATGTGGCCATGGTTAAAAACGTCAGGCCAATACCTTTCGAGAAACTTTTTACCTATGGCGTGTTTAGAAGATTTTTTAGAGATTGGATGAAATTCATGGGCTTCGTCTCGACCGTGCACGAGCTTTTTTGCTGCGTATCGAGCGCAGTAGCCGGCACTCTCGAATGTGACGGATCCCATTTCCGCCCGACCATGCCCCCAGGTCTTGGTAAGGGTTTCACTCGTGTAGCATTTGTCGCCACGGAGGTTGCTGTGTGAGTACAGGCGGTCATTAGGTTCCCAATTAAAAATAATAGCATGCCAGTGAGGACGTTTAGTTTTTTCACCATATTCTCCGGTTACGAAGACTCCTATAGGGTCATTCTGTAGTTTACGGAGTTTTTTCATAAATTTCTGGAAGTCCGAATATATCAGTTTGGGACTTTTTAGGTTTTCATCGGAATAAGTGAGAGTTACGAAGGAGTTACGTTCGTGCATTTTAGATTCATGTACGCATCGGATTGCCCATTGGCGTGCATAATCGAGACGGCAAGCGAGGCATTGGCCGCATGGAAGTTGGAACGTAGCGAATTGTTTGCTATGTTGTTTTGGAGACCACGCAAGGGTCTTACCGTCAGCCTGGAAGCCAACGGTGCGAGGGAATGGGCACTGCATTGCTTATTCCCTTTTTTTTTAGAGTCTGATTCCGCCGCGGAAAGATCGCGGGTTCATGTTGTTAACTTTGTTAACTCCCGTGTTTTTACGGAAGCTTTTACGGCTTGCAGATCTAGAGAGTCCTTTTCTTTTCATAACCCCTCCCAGGGAACCCCTTTTCAATAAACCCCTAGGAGGATTTATGACCGAAAAGGAATATTCAGAACTTTATTTTAAATACGAAGTCTTGGTTCGTTTACTACAGGAAACTGCGGAAACGATCGACGTATCACATCCTTTACTGGCTGCTTATATTTTGGAGCAGCTTCAGACATTTGATGTGTACCTCGATGAAGGCGGTTACGAGTAGTCTTGACACAGTGTAGTGTGTCAGTGGGCCTAGTTACAACAAGGAAGTGTACTAGGCCCGGGTGCGTTACGCAGGTAGCACTGCTGTACCTTTGAGCATGTGCTGTGGTGTGTCGAGGGAATGGAATACCCCTGTATGATCGTCGTAGGTACCGACGTGGTAGAGGTCATAATCTTCCGGGAATTGACCAGGTGTTGTTTTATTGTCACGGACGACTGCTGAGAAGTCTCGTTCAGCTTCGCCGTGTGCCCGTTTAAAGAACGGGGTGTTGAATGTTTCGGATTTAGAATCACGAATAGAGAATGCTTTTAGGATCATATGATCCTCCTTTGTTTGTAGTGTGCATCGCTGCACGTTTCGGTTCCTCAACTTGATATTGAGGCTTTATTTGTAAAGGTGTGATTGGGTTTTTATTTTTGTACGTTTCACGTACGAAGGGGGAGTATCGAACTCCCCCTTCTAGTTTTGATTTGTTTTCCCGAAGGGAAACGCTTTTGCGTCCAGGGACGCTAAGATTTTTTCACCATTAGCATGGTGGAGCGCGCTTTTGTGCCCGGGGGTGCCCGGGCTTGAGGAAGAGGCGGGGACTTTAGTTAAGTGTCGCTTTTGCCTGTTGTTTTTGTTTTATCGTTTAGATCGTTTTTTATAGTAGGTTCAGGCGTTGAAGGCTTTGGGATAAGTCCTAGAGAGATTGCCTCTTCTTTGTTGTTAGAGTCTTGCAAGAATGCAAGGAGTTGGGCTGGGTCGTTTTCGAACCGAGCCCTAAGGTTAGAGGGTAGAGAGTTGAATGCAGAATTTGCATTAATAACTTTTTGAAGGGATTCGGCGTAGTCCGAGATTTGGGATACATCGGCATATACGCCTTGTTTGGACGTGACATGAAGCCACTGTCCGGTTTTTTGGTACTTTTTTATAATATTGTTAATTTCGCACTGAGCGGCGAATTGTTGTTGGGTTTTAGTTGGAAGATTATTGA